ACTACCTAGGGCTTGACCAAGTTTTTCGCCACCAACATAAACACCACTGCCAGCAGTCTTGGCGAACGGAGCACCAAAATACAAACCAGACTTAGGAAGATTAAATGATGCACGCTCTGCAGAAGTTAACTTACCAATACCACTCTTGCCTGCACGTTGAACAATACTTTCCAAAGCTTCTTTAGATATTTGTCCTGCAGCAACTTTGGCTGTACCTTTTGCAGCAATGTCAGAAGCCAATCCAACACGACCAGTTAAACTAGCGAGGTTACCTGTACCCAAAGTCAGATACGTTAACGGGTCGAAAGCAACGTCGCCAAGGAAACCAATAGTACGGTTACCAATACGCCCAGCAATGTTTGTATCAGGGAACAAGTTTCCAAGCACATCACCAAAACCTATTTTGTCTTGCAGTTGACGGTTGAAATCACCCATCGAAAATTCAGTATTAGGGTCTAAGTCGATAGAGTCTTTTATTTCTTTAAGACCAGAAATAATTCCTGCACGACCACTGTCCAAAGCAGCCAACGGAGCCATCAATGTTTTACCCACAGGGTTATCTAAAACTGTGGATACAATACCTTGCCAACCACCAGGGCCAGCATCAGCCTGAGGCTGCCCTGGCTGTCCTGGCTGTTGCTTCTTACGTTGAGCCCATGCTGCATAGTTGGCAGCAGCACGACTACCGCCAACAGACTTAGCACCGCCACCAGGTGTAGGGGGCGACACACCACCGATAGCACCTGAGGCCATACGGCGAGCCAACTCTAAACGGGGATCAATAGCCATCACATTAAGGCAAGTTTGTTACTTGCCAAGGATTGTTTTAAGAAAGGCAGCGTTCTTCAAGGTCGCATCACTGTAAGGTGTGCGACCAGCATTAGCCAGATTCTGTGCATTACCAGCAAGATAGGCAGCCTGAACCTTCTGCTGATACGCCTGTCGTTTAGCCAGGTCCTCTTGTGCAGCCTGCATATATTGAGGGTCAAGATTAGCCAAGCTTCTAGCCATCCAATCAGGAACGCCTTCAGCACTTCTAGAAGAACCCTTAGTAGAGCCACGCTTAGGACGTTTAGCAGCGTTCAAAGAAGAAGCATAAAGTTTCTCCAAGTCATTGCCTTCAATAATCTTGGTTGCAGCATTCAAACCAATAGGTGCCATCTCAGGGGCATCCGTGTATGACTTGCTTGGATTAGGAAGACCAGCTTTTTGGTATTGGTCTTTTGTTTTTGTACTAGGAGTGTTCAGTTCTGTGAATACCTTATCAACATCTTTAAATAACTCAGAAGCAGAAAGTCCACCAAAAGCACCAGAGTCAGACAACGCCTGCAGTTCCTGCTTAGCAGTAATCTTATCCAACTGTCCAGTGGCTAAACCACCAAAAATTCCTTGCAACTCAGGGTTGGTAGAATTTTCATACATCTTAGCAGTAGCACTAGTAGGAGTATCGTCTTCTTCCATTGCAGGATCGTAAGCACCGCTTAGTTCGGAAATCTGTTGGTTACCAAAAATTTGTTCAAGATACTTCAAAAACAAATTGGCTCTGGTTGTGTCACTAGTTGCCATAATTACTTCTTGCCTTTCGTACTTTTAGGACTAGGAAGTTTAATTGAAACAGATTTACCCCTGCCCTTAGGTGGAGTTCTGTCTTTAGTTTTAGCTGCCTTCTTGGCAGCAAGTTCCTTTTTCTGACCCGTAACATTCGCACCCTTAGAAGCAGCCTCCATAAGTTTGTCATTCAAACCCTGAAGCGCCTCAGCCTGCTTACCAGAAATCTGAGAACCATACGCAGCATTCTGTGCAGTCAAATCAGCCAACGTACCCGTACGACCCTGAGCAACATCAGCAATACGCTGTGTCGCACCAGAACCATAATTAGCACTCATCAACTTCATCATGTCGTTATAAGCATTAACACGCTGAGTCTCAGCCTCACGATTAGCACCAACATTAGCCTGCGAAGCACCCGTGTCAACACCCTGAGATTGAAGCAAAGTCATCAGACCAGGGTCAACCATTGCAGCAGTACCCGTAACATTCGCATACGGATTGTTTGTTTGTGCTGTCAACGCAGCAGCGTTGGCAGCATCATAAGCAGTATTAACATTGCCAGTAGCAGACTCCAAATACTTAGCCAAAGCACCAGACATATCCGTATACGGCTGCTTATACGAACCAGTAGAAATCTGATCCAAAATATTACCTGCATAGTAATCTAACGCTTGCTGGTCTTGCTTCGCTTTCTGCGCAGCAGCAATCTCAGAAGCACTAGGACCACTATTTTGATTAGTGATGCTGGCAATAATAGAAGCAATATCCATACCAGGAGCAGGTTGCGACACATCACCCGTATCACCCTGTTCAATAGCAGAGGTGTTACCAAAGCGACTATCAGGGTTCCAACCACCAGGAGCTTGGGCAGTCATCCCAGGGAAAGTACCCATAGGACTGTTACCAACCGTTACACCAGTTTTCTTACTGCCACGCTTCTGGTCGCTATCTTTAAAAGCATTTGCAACACCTCTACCAAACTGACTAGCATAATTAGCACCAGTCTTTTCATACAACCAATCGTTAAAACCCACAATAATCCCCTAACCCAAGTACGGCTTAAAAGCAGACAAAGTCGCTGCACTAGCAGCAATGTCACGCTGTTTCTGTAATTCCAAATCAGCCAAATCATTAGCAGTCTGCGCCTCCGCAGCCAACATCTGATTACTGTAAACCTGATCCTGATCGTTAATATTGCTATACAAATCATTCATAGCAGTCTGGCGTTGTGTATCAAACCTGCTTAAACCCTTTTGAAAAATACCAGACTGAACCCCAGGACCAGCAAGGCCACGTTGCGTATACCCACCAATAAGACCAGGCACCTTCTCTTTCCAAGTGTTTGTCAAATCAGCAATTTGACGATTACCACGTTGCTTATTCAGAAACTGAGCATAAATATTGGCAGACTTCTTGGCACCCAACCCTTCGGTGAGTGCTCGTTGCTTCTGTTGGTATGGTACATAATCAAAAGGCATAGTCCTCCTATATAGTCCATTCGTTACTGTTGGCAGCTAGATTCCGTACAACACCAAGGGTGTTGACGGATTTAAAACTTGTTTTAAACATGTGGTTCCCTTCTATTGGGGTTAAGAAATTTTTCTTATATACAAACTGGAATAAATGTTTGTAGCAGACATACCTTGGGCGGAAGTACCAAAACCATTCGTTGTTTGTGTAGATAGACATTGATGCCAAATGACAACAGATTGGCTGGAAGTAAAAGTGTAATAACCGCTACCAACAGAACGAGTTTGTGGGCTTCCACTAGCAGTGTAAGGAGAAAATTCTGACGACCCAAAAATTAAAATGGCTGGTGTCCCACTTGTTTGGTACAAAACTGAAATATGTTGATTAACATTGAACGCTGGTGCAGACCACTGGAAAAAATATTTACCAGCAGGGAGCGTCACAGCGTTGGACGACAATGACGCACCAGTAATTGTGTTGTAACGTACCGTATTCAAATCACGGGTACGCCACGCACCGCCAGCAGTAAAAGTGCCACCATCAACTATGTAACCTTTTTGGTCTTCAATAAGCATTTCTTGTGTGATAGGTGGCGACCATGCTGACCCGTCATAAATGTTTAGTCTGTCTGTATCTGTTTCATAAATGGCTTGTCCGTCGTACGGTGCTGTCGGGCGTGTTGTTGAGGTGCAAACACCAGGGCGTAACCCAGTTGAATTATTACTAATAGCCATTACGAGTTCCTATATCCATAAACCGAAACTTTGCCCGTGACAGTCCCACTAGCAGGGTTCAATTCAAAACCAGTGTATTGCGCTGTATCAGCATATTGAGAAGAAAAGGAAGCCTGTAAACCACTCTGAGCATCAAAGTGTTTTGTATCCCAAACCGTTCTGTTAGATGCCAAATTAGGATTAAACATTGTTATATCCGTATAACTATTTACCCCAGCAGTGGTGTTGTGGTTTCCAAAAAATTGTTGTGTTTCAGTTACAGCATTAAACGCTGTTGTAGCGCTTCCACTGTAATAAAAACCATAACGATAATACAGACTACCCGACTGTGGGGTGTTCGTAGAATACCTTAATCTGATTTGTAAATTACTTGCTACACTGCCATACCATGTAGCAATAATTTTATAGTTGTTGTATGTGCTGCTAAAGCACCCGTTTATAAAAGGTTGAGAAGATGCAGAAAAATTGTTTACTGCAACAAGTTCCAACCCTTGTGGGTTTTGTGCAGGACTGTTCGGGATAACCCACGCTGTACCATTCCACACAATTAACTTGTCCGTATCAGTTTCAAAAATAACCTGACCCTCATACGGTGTCGCAGGGCGTGTAGCACTGGTGCAAACGCCTGCTTTAATTAGCGATGATGCCCCGATTTGCTGTGAAATACCCATCAGTTACCATCGTTTTCTGGAACAACTAAATTAACCCAAGTTCTAGGACGATACAAAACAGGCGGTTCAGGAAACTCAACAACAGAATCCAAAACAGAACCATCTAAAGAACTAGGGAAATCTCGTAACTGTTGACGATAATCTAACCATTCCTGTTTTGTTTCTTGTGGAATTTGGCAATCATTAGTTTGAGTCCAATCAGATTCCCTAAGTAAAACATCACGAATATCACGCAACGCAATATTAAAACCATTTTGATCCATAGCAAT